AAATTATTCACAATATCAATTAAATACAACATGGCAAAGACAAGCACTAAAGCAAAAGCAAAGACAACAGCAAAATCAAAAGCGAACACCAAGACAACCGCTAATAAGACAGCGACTAAGATACCTAAACTCGTTGCGAAAGAAAGCATCACTCCAGACCCAACATCACAAGTAGGAATTATACTAGGACCGATCGAGCAGCTTCTAGAAGATAAGGAGTCTAAGGTATTCAAAGAAGATCAGGAAAAGTTTCGCGAATATCCTATACAGTTTGTAACTCAGGATGGCATGCTCAGAAAAGGATTCTTACAAGATGCCGTTGTGCGAGAGATAGCGACAGGAATCCAGAACAATAAGTCAGAATTTAAGCTAGTAGCTATTATCCTTTGTTTAGAATCTGACATGCTTTATAGAGTAGCTAAGACATGCATTGCTCCAGTAGATTGTAATATAGAGTGGACTGCTATCCAGTGCAAATTAGATATTTTATAAGGATGCAACTGTCCTTACATCAGATACGTAAAAGAGTACAGGACATGGCTTCCAGAAGCTGCACAACGCTCGATGTAGTAAAGAGTAGTTCTAGGATAGAGGATCATGTTAATGTAAGATGTATTGTAGCCTACTGGCTTTATCATCATGCAGGTTTAAGCTATACAGAAGTGGGAAGATTCCTAAAACGCGATCATACATCTGCAATGTACTTAGTTGGAAGATATATAGACAGGATAAATACAGATACCAAATTACAAGAAGAGAAAAATAGAATGTTACCATGAGTGAGTTGATAAAACAATACAGCGTCACTAACGATAAATACGAGAACTCAGTAGCTATCCTAGACTACACGCTAGACGGCAGACAGTTGTTGACTCTCACCTTTAATGAAGGATGTGACTTTAAATTTATGAGTGTAGTAGCTTATCATCTGCCACATCAGGCGTTATGGCTTACTAAAAATAAAGCCTTTGCCACTTGTAAGATTAAAGACATATCTAAGATCGATACTTCCTTTGAGTTTTTTTGGAAGGCTTACGGATACAAGGTAGGTGGTAGAAGTAAAGTGGAGAAGAAGTGGAAAAGACTCACATACCAGGACAAGGTTTTAGCACTGGGATACATCAGAAGATACAAGAGGTGGTGTGACCGTAAGAGGATAGATTACTGTTACCCTATGACCTACCTTAATCAGCGTAGATGGGAGGATTTAATAGAATAAATAACAAGAAATTAAATGAGCAATTTAAAAGTAAAAATACAAGAGTCAACAGCGCGAATTATAATCTCTAATATATCTGGCATCAGACAGAATATGAAAGATCAGAACGAGCTAAGGTATATCCTAATGGAGGAGTATATAAATAAGATCGTAAGCAGTTTGTCAAAATACACCTATCAGGACACAATAAGCATGAACCTCACTAATGGAAAGGTGCTTACATTATTTAATATCCTCCACATCCAACAGAAGTATTACGCAAAGTCATCGCATCTCTATGAAAACAATGAAATACAAGAGAACATTGATAAGCTAACCAAGCACATTGTGGAACTTAAAATAAAGAATTATGCAACACTGGTATAGTTACTATAAGCATATAGATCACACCTTCTGGTTAATAGGAAGACTTATAATTTGTACTTGCTTGTTACAATTTAATAATGCGATCGAGACATTTAGATTTCTCGAAATCCAACTATCTCATGGCTCCAAATTAGTAAGTTACAAGCGACCATCATTTAAAATATGGGTACTAGCTAAGATGACAGTTGCGCTGGGTTTATGCGCAGCGATAGTTATGTTGCTCGTAATATCTTATGCGGTGTTATGCACACTGCAAATGATTATATAAAAAGTAGTTTTTGAGAGGAGTCACTTAGCTAAAAGTAGCTCTGTGGTCTCCTCTTATTTTCCAAAAAAAGTTGTTCAATAGGTTTAGAGGCTGGCGACATCGCTAAGGCACAGTTGCTGGTCTCTTTTTTTACTTCACTTAAGAAATTACACCATGACTGGCAAGCCAGTACAACAAGAAGAAAGAGACTTTGTCACAGATAACTACCTGACAATTCCAAAAGGCGCAATTGCTAGACACCTAGGTAGGAGCACATGCTTTGTATTTGGTGAAATGAAAAGGCAAGGACTTGTAGTGCCACCTGATATCAAACAGAAGTTTATAGATGATTCTCACTTTTCAGGCGAGCCATACAATAAAGGTAAGAAGCAGACAGACTACATGAGTCCAGAGGCTATCGAAAGGACAAAGGCTACAAGATTTAAGAAAGGCAACAAACCACACAATACTAGAAAGGATCTAGATATAAGCTTACGTGTAGATGGTAGAGGGAATCCATATTATTGGATTAGAGTTTCATTGTCAAACTGGATGCACCTACACCGTTACTTATGGGTGCAAGCATATGGGGCTATACCTAAGGGGCACAATATCCAGTTTAAAGATGGAGATCCATTTAACACTAGCCTAGATAACCTCTACATGGTGACCAGAAAACAACAAGCAGTACACAATAAACTAGGAGGCAAGAAAACCCCATACGAACTCAGAGAAACTTTATTAATAATTACTAAGCTAAAACAAAAATACAAATCCTATGAAAAACAAAATTCAAGATCTAAATAACCACCTATACGCACAACTAGAACGCCTAGGAGAAGAAAAGATCACAGCAGATAAATTAGAAAAAGAGATCAGTAGGTCTAAGGCGATTACCAGTGTAGCAAACACAATAGTGGATTCATTTAGAACAACAGTGGAGGCTATGAAAGTGCTAGAGAAAGCAGGATCAGACATTAGGCCTCTCGTCACAAGTTTATTAACTCAAAAAACAGAACAATAGCATGGTGGAAGCAACACAATTATTGGAAATATTATCGATACAGAAAGCATAGATCCTGATAATATCATAGAGCTAAAAGTAGAAGTGAAATGCAACAAAGTGCAGAGTAAATCAAAAGCATAATCATATTAATTCATCAAATAAATTAAGCACAATGGATATTTCAAAAATTAAAGTATTAAGCAGCCAGCCACGAGTTTCTTTCATTCCAAATCCTGAAAACGGAGGCAATCTAGAAACCGTAACAAACGATGTAGCTATCACAGTACGCCCATCTAACATATTCTATGGAGGCGTTAAGTTCAAGGAAGTGGACGGAGTAAATCAACTCGACACATCTAATTTACATGACCTAACACCCAATGAAATAGATCTTCCTGCAGGAGTTGAAGTTGTCATAATGGCATGTAATTTAGAATTTCCTTTGCTCCCTGTTAAGTTCATACATCCTGACTCAGGAAGCCAGTACAGAGCCGTATGGATTGAGTCTAAAAACTTGCATTATGTAGCAGGGAATCAGGGGCTACATTTGAATGGCAGTAATTAGTAATGTAATAATAAAGTTGGTTTTTCGTTTCACTTAGACTGGCAGCCATGCAAAGGCATAGTTGCTGGTCTTTTTTAAATCTAATATACAAATCCATCCAAATGAGTAAAGAAATAACACTTAGGCTACCACTAAACAGGAAATGGTATGAAATGACTGATAGCGGAGAAAAGACAGAAGATTATAGGGAGCTGACTATTTACTGGTTGAGTAGAATTGTAAATATCTACGCACCAAAAGAATCACCTAATGACGGTCAATGGGATTACGAAAATATGATTTACGATTTAACTATTAATCAATCCAGTTTAAACGAAGTTCTTAATGCATATTGGGCAAAATTAAAACCATTCACAACAAACACATTGCTACTCGGGTATCCCAAAAAATCAGCTATTCGTAGAATCCAAAAACGAGAGCACAAAGGAATCGAAGTAAGAACAGGAAAACCTGAATGGGGAGCAGAAGAAGGGAAGCTATATTTTGTAATTAAGCACGGAGAGCAAATAACTTCATGATTCCTTCTCATCAAACATCCCCATCTGATTAGGGTCTACATCACTATCTGGTACCTCCGTATTTAGTATTCTACTTATAGTGTCTGAGGACATAATAAAGTACTCTTCCATTAGCTGCTTTATCACATCATCGTAGCGCAATCTGTTGACATCATATAAAGTTTTGGCCCTTTTCTGAATAGAACGGTATTTCCTGATAGTGCCAGCTTGTTTAGGAATAGGGTAAGACATATAACAGTTTTTAATCTAAAGTATAATCCATTGTCATGCCTCCAGGGATGACCTGTATCGGCAGAACGATCTTATCTAAGTAAGCCTCTATACGAGTAGCTTCTGTGGATCCAGTCAGATCATAAAGCTTGCATCTAAAACGAAAAGTAGATTTCATGATATTGCTTATTGTATGCGGATGACGCACTGTATTTGTGCGTTCTATATTCCTGAGCAGTATAGGAGGATTCTCCATAGGAGCTTCATCAGATTCTAGTGTATCGTTGTAGGTCAATGTCACATTTTGTAAGCTCTTATAGACATGCTCCATGAGATACGTATGATCACTTACTTTAGGATCTATCACGCGACCATCTCCATAGATGTACTCTGTAATGATATGTATTTCAAACGGGGTGTCACTCTCTTGCCCTCCATTAGGAAGACTACTCCACGCACTCGGCTTGAACTCCAAAAAAATAGCAGGTGTTTCATAGAGTGTATGATCTCCGTTCTGTTTGTCCTGTTCTAGATACCAGTCCACATATAGCTTAGGGTATTTCTCAGAAGAGTTTATTCGTTTTTGTATCGCCTTGAATGCAAGTCCTATCATAGTCCTAGTATTTCTGAAATTTTATTGTCGATAATTTCTAGTGCTCTTCTGTCTAGCTCTGCACTGTTTCCCATAAATTGACGCTGAGGATGGATGTCTGATCCTTCATTGTGATAAGTTGCGTACTCTTGCTCTGTGTATACTGTTCCACTTTCTGAGTCAAACTCTGTACGCAAAGACCTTCTAAGTGCTCCTGTGTCTACAAGTGGACTTTCTTTCGCTTCTTTCGTCTTCCGATCTATCACAGGCTCCCAGGACACTAGATCATCATCTGTAAATCCTTTGTTGTCCCAGGACTCATCAAAGAAGTTACGAGCATCTACAGTCAACTCTTCGATGATATCTGGTATGGCATCTTCTATAGCTTTCTGATCCTCCTTAAGTATGCTTCTCATATAACAAAAATATCAAATATGTTCCTGCTTTGCAATTCGGATTACTCACATTGACTTATTGCGTGTTTGACATTCTGCCACTTATGATCTATATTTGCATTAGTTTGGGAGACCTTCCTAGACTGGCCAATAGAGAAGTCGTAATAAGCTTCTCTATTTTATTTTCATCACATCCGTTCCCTTAACAAGATATAAGTCACCATCCCACTCATGATTTTTAAGTAGCTTTCCTGTGAGACGTGGAATGTTTTGATTACCTATCTCTATATATATTGCTCGTTTACCTGTTACTCCAGCCATTTGTTTTCTAGCGAGACTATACTTTTTCTCGATTGTTTTAATCGTAGCAGTTACATTTCTCTTGTACTCTACATGCACACCATCTACTATAAAATCTATACTCTTGCTGCCTTCCTCCTCAGGAAGTTTCCTTATGTTCTTCCATTGACCTAGGGATTTCATCTTCTTTGCAAACTCCATTTCCGTCACCAGTGAGTCACTCTTATATGCGCTAACATGTACCTCTATGCCTTCTACCACATCATAAAACTTATCTGAGCTATAGAACTTGTTTCGGGCTTTCCAGATCTTATCTTTAGTTTTCTTTGGGATGCTATGGAAGTATGGATGTTCTTGTGTCCATAGTTTCTTCTCCTTACCTGCGTTGTGGCGAAACGCTGGAGGTTGCTGCTTATCATCTGGATAAGAGATCGGCTCATCATTATAGCCATCTGCTGTTTTGGATTGTAGCACATAACATCTACAGTTCCATCCATTAGGAGGATAGTATGTGTCCCAGAATGGATCATCTATCTTCTTAGCTACATTGTGCAATGCCTGGTGACTGTTACGCACGTGGCTATCATCCTGAGATTTGTAGATAAGGTAAGGGAATATACGTGCTGACCTTAAAAAGTCCTCCCACTGAGCTGCTGTTTGACTTGCTGCCTTAGCGGTGTTGTATTCTGTCCTGAGCCAATTCTTATTATACTTTTCATTGAGCTTGGTTACTTCCTTTTTGAACTGAGAGAAGGATCTGATTTTACCGTTCTTATCTGTGAGAGCAGAGATCATCTCCGCTTGCATGTTGTAATTTTTGAAGGCAGTAAATGTCACCAAATTAGTTTTAAGTCTAGAGATGGTATCAAGTCGTGGGTCTCTGTAGTCATACCCTGTACCTAGTCCCTCATTGATTCCTTCTGCTAATGTATCATAGGTAGAAGACATGTGAGTTTCGTCTAGGTCTGTTGCCTTAATTCTCCTGGAAAATATATTGCGCAGTGCCTTACTGAATAACTTAGTTAGATCAGAAATAGGCTTGAATGCCAGCTCATAATGCGAGCTGCAGCAGGTGCTATAATCAAGATTGTAATATTGCTTAAGGCTTAACTCTTTTTTTTTTGATTTTCAGTATCTGTATTATCTACATCGATGGTGACAGCCTCCTCATTTTTTACAAGATCTTCAAACTGAAACTTACAGTTACTCAGTGGATAGTCATAGTTCTTAACTAGCCAGGGGAATAACTCGAAGTTAATATGATACTGTATCCTTCTCATTCTAGCCAGTGTATACTTGTTGTGCTGTCTTTCTTGTACCTCTGCTGATCCAACGTAGGCAGTCTGCTCACTTGTTGTAGTCTGGCCATTGACAATAATAGCGATGCATTTATCTACATATTCTGTATAGTCTACAAATGTCTTGTGCCCTCCACCAGTATTAGATAGAGCCTCTTTGATCTCAAACTCATCAGTGCTATCCATCAGCATGTATAGATTAGAGCCAAAGTTTTGTAAGTTCTTTTCTTTCTTATTCCACTCTGCTTCGTCTACACTATCTGTTTTCTGTACTATTATTGGTGTTCCAAATCGTTCGTTCCGTCTTCCCCAGTCAGTCAGGTTGTAGTCTTTTCTGATAACCATTTTAGAAATAGATTTCAATAGACCGAGATCCTCCGTGTTTCCAATACCTATTACTCGCTTTGCTAGTGGACCTTCATTGTATGATATGCCTTCTTGATCAGATGGCCTTACGAGTAGCTGATGATGCTCTGGCTTGTAGTGTTCTCTTGGTATTACGCAAACCTCCTTTATAAGTCCTGTTACTCTATCAGGTATTAATTCTACAAGACTGTATCCAAATAGTTCTGCATCTACTGCATGTTGTATGTAATTGTAAAACCAAGGGGTATCAAATGAATCTGTGATATCTTCCTGCTCTACACCATCGCACATAATGCTATAATCACCCATCTGAATATTGAAACGTGCAGTCCTTACCTGAGCCAGGAGCTGATCATCTTCCATCGTTCTATGGTAAAGTAAGTACAGCAGCTCTCTGCTGGGTCTTATAGGATCTTCTGCAATCGTGACAGCCTGCTTCCAGTTTCTCATAGTGGCATCCACTCTGTAGCTGTAACGTCTTAGCGACCTACTTACTCTTCTCTTCTTAGAGACTATATTTTTTGTATCATGTCTTAGCTGTTGCTTAGGAGCTACTCTCGCCAGAAATCTATCTATTATATCCATAGTATTGTAAGCTTGTTTATATGCTGTTTAAAAGCCATTGTTATTAGTAGAATGTTCTCTTCTTGGAATACTGCCTGATCTGAATCTAGTTCGCGACCCTCCATCTTCATCCTCCAATGATGGAAGATCTACACTTGCTTTTCCAGTACAGACCTTCTGTAGCCATAACATAGTATCATCGTAGTTTTTTACCACACGCTTAGGGACTACCTTGTCTGGTACACGTTCGTATAAGAAGTATATTGCAATTACCATTATCCATCTCTTTACTGTAGGACGATTATCTAGGTCTGACAATACAGTAGTCATGTCATACTTACTAAATAAGAAGTCTTTAACTACACCTATGGCAATTGCCTCTGCATTCTCTAAGAATATCTCATCATCTTCCAGTAGCTGATTTAGTCTACCATCTTGGATAAATGTATTGTACTCTGTTCTGTCAATTTTTAACATGGCTTAAGAATATTTGCTTTTTGAAAAATCGTATTTGCCTGACCTTACGTTAATGGATCTTCCTGATCTTCTCACACGTTGTAGGTAGTGTATGCCTCCTTCCAGTGCATCAGGTCCATCATCATGGCCATAAGGAAAGCCAAGAAGCTGCTGTAGGAATGTCTGGGTATCATTCGTTTGTCGGATGTCCTCAGATATTCGCACTAGACCGCGCTCGTATAATGGTGTTAGATTCTCCACTCTGGAGAACTTGTCAGGCTTTTTTCGTTTGTCGCCTCGTATAGGCATTTGTTTATCTCTTGTTTCTCCTTCTGTACGGAACTCATCTAGAATGATGTCCTGCATGAAGTTTGCTTCCATATAGTACCTGCTGTGACTCTCGTACTTTTCCCATCTATCGTAATTAACAGATACCATCGCTCCTGTGCTCGCTTGCCTTAGCCATATATCTAGAATGTCAATGTGCTTACCGTCTGTACCTACTGTTATTACAGCCTTGTAATCTGATTTCTTACTGTCCTTAAAAGATGGATCTGTGTAGGTTACAATAGACTTATATTTTTTGATAGCCTTGGGCTTGCAGTATTCTATCCATTCACTCTTAAACACATGGCCTTCTTCATGATGCTCGTGGAAATACTCTCTTCTGGCAGCTCTGTAGCCCATCGTTTTCATTTTCTGCAGGAGCTGCTCTCTAGTATATCTTTCCTTCCATGCTGGACGTGATGACTTCAATGTAGGGTCTGCCTTTGTATGAGTTGTTACATGTTCAAATGCAAATACCTTCTGATGGAATATTCCTGATCGCTTAGGATCTTCTGGCTCTATGTCACCTACCAGATGCGCCAGTATGGATTGCTTATGTATTCTGTTTCCTGCTACAACAACTCTAGATCCGTGAATACTAAGTGCTCCGTATAGATCTTCCAGTATCCAGTCCATCGTTTCTTTTACCCTCTGCTGATTTCTGACAATTACCTTATCATCTATATCATCGATCACTGCATAATTCGGTCTCTTTGCAGCTTTCCTAGTTCCCCTGGGAGATTGTCCTCTACCGAACGCCCAGAATCCCACACCATCACTTGTAGCGAACGCTCCCTCTCTCCAGTCACCGATCTTAGCAAGATCTCCATAGTCCTCTATCCATCTTCTGTTGCTGCTAAATTCTGCTTGTAGATCTGATAACAATGTAACTGCCTTGTCATAATTTGCAGAGACTGTAATCATGCCTGTGATCTCGCCACGTGCATAGAAAAATAGTGGCAGCATCACATTTGCAAAAACACTTTTAGCATGTTCTCTTGGCCATTCGAGTATGGCAAACACATTCTTATTATCTCTGATCTCTTTTGCTGCTGATTTTTGAAACCATCCGAAATCACTATCGATATAGTGCGGAAAATAATACTTTGCAAATGCCTCGAAGTCATCTTTTTGTATCAGCTTCCTGGTCTTCTTTTGCTTAGGGTTTTCCTGAGGCACAGGCGTAGCGGACTTGATCTGCTCGCACAGCATAAGCCATTCCTGGTATTGCTTCATCTCTGTTCTAGATGCTGACATTTAGAGTACTTTTCTTTTTTCGTTTATAAACAGATCAGCAGGCTCAGTGAGCAGCTTTGCAAGATCAAGATTTTCATGTTGTAAGAAATTAAGAAACTCCTTCATGACATGCACATAGTCAGAGAACTTCTTAGCATCTTTCCTGATAGTTGTGAATAGCTTCTGAAGAGCATCGATGTCTCCGCGTTCTATAAGCTTAGTGGATTCTGGATCTTCTGCCAGGAACTGATCTGTCTTTCGTTTAAGTGCTCTGGTCTGGTAGTCTATAAGACCAATGATTCTTTGTACACTATTGTCGGATTGCATCTCTGTACTTACTTTCTTCTCCTTCCACTTGCCAGATGTTGACCATCTACTAATCGTGTTCTGTGAGACTCTCATCATCTTAGCGATGTCCTTTTGCTCGTAGCCTTCCAGGTATAATATTTTGGCTGCATCTTGCTTATTCATAATGACAAAGATGCTCTGTATATAGTGTCTGAGGAAAAAGAAATAGCACAACATCACTCAGGCTTTACTCAGCGAAGATGGCTATTGTCACTACAATTAATGCGTTTTTATTCCACTCATTCTCCCTGCATATTTGCATCAGTCAAATAAAATTAATCAGTGAGAAGGCTTACTATTTCTACAAGCAAGGTGAACAGAAAAGGATACAGGACGATTCCCTCAGGGATCAGGCTTGATGCTTATAGAAAATGTTCTATCCTATTGTGGAATCACAATGGTGAGCCTATGAGTATAGGAAGGGTTGTAGATCTTAGAATAGAAGATGATGGAAGTCTTACTGGGCTACCAGAGTTTGACGAAGGGGACCCTATTGCTATGGATTGCAAAAGAAAATATGTGAAAGGGTATATACATGGATGCTCTATGGGACATAATCCTATCACTCTATCAGATGATCCATCACTGATTTTGCCCGGACAAACAAGACAGACAGTAACAGAAACAGAACTGCTAGAAATAAGCATGGCTAATCTTCCAGCAGATAGAGGCGCAGTAGGTGCTAGGCTTAGTCTTGGAGATGAAAAAATAGATAAGCTTATCCCTCTCCTTAAGCTATCAGAAACACCTAAGAAACTATCCTCACAAAAATTAACAAACGATAATAATATCATGGAAAATAACTTTAAAAAGACTGCTCAGGCACTAAGTCTTCCTAGCGATGCTACGGAGGCGGATGTGCTAAAGGCAATAGAAACTCTTAAGCTATCACTTGCATCCTCTAATAAGCTCAATATTGACTCGGTCATAGAGCAAGGAAAAACTAAAGGACTGATTGATGATGCCAACGAAGAGACTTACAGAAAGTTAGCTGCATCAGATCTAAAAAGTGTGAGTGATTTAGTGCTAAATGCACCAGCTCCTATTCAAGAAAAAAAGAAAGAGACACCAGCAGAGGCTCCTACAGTTGCAGAGATGCTTAAGGCAGCAGGTGGAAAGTCTACTCTTGCTGAAGAAGACACCTTTGAGAAACTCAGTAAGGAGAACCCTGCAAAGTTGGCAAAGATTAAGAATGAAGATCCCGAAAAATATGAGAAGCTAGCTGCGGATTATGCTGCTGGTTATTCGCAAGCATAATTCATAATTACTTAATACAATAAAGAACTAACAATGGCAATTCAAACAGAAGTATGGGCACGTGATATAGCAGAAAAGCTATTCCCAGCGGATACGTTCGTTATGGACTCTGTGTCTGATGACATGTGGGTGGATAACAAAACGGTACACAGACCGCAAGCAGGAGCACTGCCTACTGTAGAGCGTAACAGATCTACATTCCCAGCACCTCTTGTAAAGAGAACGGACACAGACAATACTTACAACTTAGATGAGTTTACCTCTACACCTTCTCTGATCCAGGACATTGAAGAGATAGAGACAAGCTACGCTAAGCGTACCAGCGTCTTACAGAATCATATCAATGAGCAGAATAAGCAGATTGCAAACTACTTACAGTGGGTATGGGCAGCAACTGGATCAGCAAACATTATCAGAACTTCTGGAGACGCTACTGATGCAAACACAGTGGGAGCTACAGGAACAAGAAAGAAGCTGACTGTGCAGGATATCATGGACGCTCGTAAGAAAATGGATGACATGGATATCCCAGAAGCAGGTAGATGTTTACTCTTGCCAGCAAGCATGTACAACAATCTTATCATAGATGAGAAAGCCATCCTAATGTCCAAGGACTTTAGAGGTGCAGCAGACATGAGTAATGGAGTGTTAAATATGCTCTTGGGATTCAAGATCTACAAGAGAGGTAGAAACAACGTCCTTAGATACACGAACGCAGCAACACCTGTTAAGAAAGATTCTACTGCAGCAGGCGCAGCTACAGACAACGCAGCAGCTCTTGTATGGCACAAGGAGTTTGTAGCAAAAGCTAAGGGGTCTATCAAGGTCTATGCAGATGAAGATAAGCCTGAGTACTACGGATCAGTATTTTCTACAATGGTAAGAGCTGGTGGCCAGAAGGTCTACGCGGACGGTCTAGGAGTAATATCGATTGTAGAAGCTGCTGGATAAGGAGCATGGTTTTATAACCAACATGCATTCTTGAATACAACCACATTTTTTAATCAAAACTTTTCAACTATATGAAAAATTCAAAACTCATCTACGGTCTAGTTGTCATGCTGTTACTCTTTGTTAGTAGCATCAGTACAGCCAACGTAGATCCACTCCCCTTGGAGCAGCAAGGTTTACATTGTGAAAACGGACCGCTTGGTGTCGCAGGTGTCGAAGGGCATGGCGTTAACTTAGACGCGTTTGTCTTAGATGATGTAATTCTAACAAAAAGCAATACTTGCATAACAGCAGAAAATCATTCAGGAAATACCTATACAATAGACACTAGGATTGGTAGGCCATTCTATAAAGAGAAATGCGTAGATACATATGATTTCCAGATAGAAGCCATACCAATTCAGCGCACAAAATTGGATCCACAATTACAAACGGTAGATGATAGTGTTACATGTTATCTGTTATCCCTGCTAGGGATCGAATGCAAAGAAATTGTAGAGGAAGAAGTAGAGGGCTTTTAGCTTTGCACAATAAACAGCAAATAGGATTTTATATATAATATAAAGGCTGCTGCCAAAAGTGGTGACAGCCTTTTCTTTTACTTGGAAGAATAAACCTGATGACGTGATCGACTTGATAGAAATTGCCAAATTGTTATCCCCTGCTGTTGCACTTCTTGTGATAGCCTGCTTTATTACCATAGCAGTACTCTGGAGGAAGCTTGCAACAGTAGAGGCAAAAAATGATGAGCTTAACCAGTATTTGCGAAAGAACGATAAAGAGAATCTCAAAGTGATGGTATCTCTAGAATCTGCGATAAAGCAGACCAGAGCAGATGTGACTACAACGCCGACATTAATAATAGGCGAACTGAATAAGGTGGAGAATAGAATTAATGATAGAATAGCTTCAATAAAAGAGCACAGGAAAAATGGATAACAATACGAGCAAGTTAGACAGTGTAAGAAAAAGGATTAATAACCTGGTATTCGACTGGAAGAATAATCCTGAGGACATTGTAGTAAAGGATGTGACAGGTCCAGACTGGCAGATATTCGGAAATAACAATACAGGGAGGATAAAGCTAGTAACGCTTGTGCCAGAAAGTTACAATATTGACATCATTCTATATGAAGGAAAAAAGGGCAGTGAATTTCCAATGCACAAGCATAGCAAACAGATAGAATACGGGCTTGTATTTGGGAAAATAGAAATGATCACTCCTGATTTACTTAGAACAGATAGCCAAACTATATACAATACAGGTGATCTTTTTATTATGCCTAAGGCAGAACCGCACATGGCATTATTCCTAGAAGACACATTACTAATTCTAGTCTATTCTCCATCAGGAAATGGGATTTGGGCTGGAGAAAAATAACAATATGGATTTTTTCACAAGACACCCAGAAGCAAAAAAAGTACTCAAGGCAGGAGACAGGTATTTCCTAGTCCATGCAGAAGACAAGGCAAATGAATATGCTAGAAGCATAGGCAAGAAAGTACAGAC